TTAAAAACTTGGTTAGAATATGTTTTATATTCAAAATATATAACCTGCACATTATCATAATTATCATCTTGACCATTGTACTGTCTAGTGTAATTATAACTTGCAGGTTGTTTTTGAATTTCTTCTAGTTCCGCGTCTGTTAAATTTGAAAACTGCTTCTTTAATTCTTGCAAAGACACTGATTTAACTTCACCAACATAATATATATCTTCAAAATTAGGATCTTCAGTATAAGAATAAACTAGGTTAGCAGGATCAACGTAATCAACTGTAACACCTTCTGATAGATTAAAATCTGTTTTAGTAGCACCTATACCAAGAACTGTTAAGTCTTGAGCAACTCTTTTCTTTACTTCTTCGTATCTATTAAATTCTAAAATATTGTCTATAACTTCTTCTTCAGCTATTTCTACAGATTGTTTGTAGTTTAACTGAACATACAAATCTAACTCTTCTTTATTTGTTGGCAACTCGTCAGGTTTAGCAGTCATAAAAAGATCTGCTCCCAAGTTGTTTTTTATAGACTCTAAAACTTTTTTTGCGTTCATATCTCTTAATATAGCCGCAGTGTAATCTGTTCTTTGTTTTTGAGCGTAAGGATCCGTAGCAAATGATTTTATTTTATAACCTTTATCAGTCATACCGTTGACAACGATGTCTACGAACTTAGATAACACAGCAACAGGTTGCCAGTCTAAATTAAGATAAGACAAATCACCATTAGTTGATAATTCATCTTTATATTTTTGAACAGATTGTTCTCCTCTAGCATATAGACGTAATCTGTGAAAGTTTTGCCAGTTGTTACCGAACCTACCACCAGAACCTGCTCCTCGATCTCCTTTGAACCATTCGTTCTCTATAGCTTTAGCAACTTCTGAACCGTATTCATAACTCTGCTTTACTTCGTCCGGTACTACCTGACTTGGGAAAGTGCTGTTTACGCTTTTGTAAATCATTTATCTTTTTATTTTTGAGGTATAACCACTGTTATCGTATCTACCAAAAGAGATTGATACTGGCTTTCTAGTAGCCTTGAAAACAGGTGTGTATTTGTTTTTATTACATGCCATTATAGCTAATCCAGAGCTTATAGTCGCATCAAACTTTGTTCTATTGTTTATGTCAAATTTTGCCCACTCTTCAAGAGTTTTTTGAAAATACATATTTCCATAACCTCTTTCTGTAGCGCCCACAAAATCATTTATATAAGATTCGATTGCTGCGGCATGCGCTTGTTTAATATCTTCACTAGAGTTTGGTATACCACCAATTTCTTTTTCTGTTACTGATAATTTAGAATATATTTTATCAGGTCTATTTATTGAAAAACCTCTGTAGCCTCTTCTTTTAAAATAATACAAAAGCCTAGGTTTATTGTTCTCAGCTAGTATTGGCATTCCGTAAAAAACGCAAGCCATTAATATATCTTCAAAAAACATCTCAGCTGTTTGAGGTCTAGCTATATACTCTAAAAAAAACATATTAACCGGGTGATCTTCCATGCTGAATTTAGTAAGACCGTGCAAAGCTCCTTTAGATCCTCTACTGTCTACTGTTCCAGATATATCGTAGCTGTCACACCCAAAAGCTCCCATATGTTCGTTTCCTGGGTACTTTACTCCATTCTTTACTATTACATGGTTTTGGTGATTTGCAGATGGAATCCAACTTATTAAAAATCTACCATTGCTGTTTGGAGTAAAAACAACTCTAGTATCTTTGACACCGTTCTCCCATTGAAAACTACCTTTAGTAATTAATTTACTATTCAAATACTCTTCGTTGTGATCTATTTGTTCGTATATCTTAGTTAAATTAAACAAAGATAATTTAGCTTCATCTCTAAAAGCGTGTTTTTCTGTTCTAGGAAACTGACGGTAATATTCATTTAAACCATCTTGGTCGTTTTTTAAACCATCTACTTCGTTTTCCCAATGCTCTATTACTCCGTGAGTTATAGGTATTCCGCTTGGATCTACTGTTTCTTTTTTTGGCTGATCGAATACAGGTAATCCATAAGTATCAATGAATCCCTCGTAATTCCATTCCATAGGTATGAACAAAGAATATAACCCTGAGCTAGTCTGCCCATTGCGGTTTCTTTGCGTAACATCTGATGCATAATATAATTTTTTGAAATTACCACCACCTTTTTCTAAAGCGTTTGAAGTAGAACCCATCATACATTTACCTACGATTCTACTACCTAACCTTAGACAGGTTTTTGTAACTCTCCAGTTGTTTAGTATGTTATCAGGTCTTTCCCACTTTCCACTTTCATCGTGTACTAGTAGTTTTAGTTTTTCCCCATCGTACGAGTTGTCCCCTGTGTTTTTCCAGTCAATGGTGGTATCAAGACCTTCAATTTCCTCTTCGACTTGACCTTCGTTGAGTTTTCTTCTCGTAAGCCTGGAAGCTGGAACTCTATAAGCGAGTTCGGTCTTTGGTCTGTCCATACCGTCTTGTATCGGTTTGAAGAAGAACGGGTAATTAACGCTGATAGGTACCACTTTATCTGTGAACATCTTCTTTGCATCGGCACCAGATTTGGACAAAATCCCAAAGCGTGCGTCGGTTGATATTGTTGCCATGTTAACGGTCTCAGCTGAAGCCATGAACGAAAAACCTGACCTTCTGTTCTTGAGATATGACATTCCATAACAACGGATGTCTGCTTTGCAAGCTTCCCAGAATAAGAAGAATATTCTGTTTGATTCCCTATAATCTGCTGCCCCAACATCAATCTTGGCCCACTGCAGGTACATGTAATGAGTACCAGTAACATAAGTTGGCTTGCCATTATTATAGAACCAAAAACCCTTTTCCCTTTTTTCAAACTCTTTGTCAATATATCCATACCATTCTTCTTGAAAATTAGTGGGGTATTTTTGCCAATCAAAAACGCTTTTGATTTTCGCAAGTTCTTTAGGATATTCTAACCTAGACCACATTTGTTCTTCTTTCTTGTCAGAACATTTGTAAACATCTTCTGGAACAGCAGGTAAAGCAATTTTTAAGTTTTGTATCTCTACAATCTCACCTATAGTTCCATCAGAACTTATAATAACCATATCGTGGTCACTATCGTATCCTTTGGCCCACTTTTTATTTCTATTATTTCTTTTTAGTAAAGCAGGTTTTACGTGGTTTTCTATTATCTTTATTAATGTTTGCTTGTACATTATTTAGACCTACCTTCTGCAAAGCCTTTAAAAGACTTTTCCTGTTTAACTTCTTTTGGCTTTTCTTCCAATAGTCTTTCCTCTTCTTCTATTCTACTAAGTATTTCAAAAGCATCGAAAATAGCTAGTTTTTTAGTAGCTGCAGCATTTTTTAATCTATCAGCGGATATATCATCATCTGAATCAACTATCTTTTCTTTAGCTACTTGAATTAACTCCTCAACTGCTTTTTGCCCAGCTAGGATTATATTCCTCTTCGTTTCCTTTGTATTCATACTTTAATAAAATATCATTAGATTCCATACAATAAAGTCGTTGATCATCTACTATAAACTCAAACTCTCTGTTTGGTTTAAAACCTATAAGATCTCCCTCGCTTATTCCTAGCGCTTCTAACGACTTATTACCGATTTTTAATACTCCAATATGCTTTCTCTCTTTATCCATTGAGAAAGGATTGTTATTTTTAATCGGCATTACAAAACACCTAGTACCAATTGGTCTCCATTTATTATCTCTTTTATATAAGTAGACTTGATCTGGTTGGCAAAAGTATAAGTTTTCTTTAAAAAGTTTACTACTATCAACGGCTTCACCTTTTTGATTATAGTATCTTCTAAACACATTGTGGTGAATAATTATTATGTCACCAACATTTATAGATGAATTAAAAGCAATAGGTACAGAAACAACTTCAGCTTTTCTACTGATAAACTTAAAGTCTTCGATGCTTGAATTTAACATCAATTTCTTATCACCAACTTTTATTTCATTATCATATCTTCCTTCTACAGGTTTTACTATAAAATCGAATACACTTCTCATTAATACTGTAAATCATATTCAACGGATATAGCCATGTTAGAATTAAATTTCTTCCATGGCAATACCTCGTTGTTTTTCTTTATATGTATACTATAAGAGTTGTTAGATTCATCGTGCAGTATATGAGATATTTCATGACCTCCATATACAGACTGGCCAATAGCGTAATGCATTGCGTCATTCTTGTAGTCAGAACCTATACTGATTTTTCTTATAATAGACGACATATACTAAGCTTCTTGTTCTTCTTTCTTAATTTCCTCGAAGCTTCCGTCTTCTAAGTTAATACTGATTGCTCCGTACTTCTCTTCTAAGACCTTCTTGTTGTCTTCTACTTCTTTGTTTAGTTCTTGAATATGAGAGATCAACCCGTGTTTCTGAGCCTCTAACACACCTACTTGAGATAATGCTTGAGTCATTTTACCTTGGTTCTCCTTAACTAGTTTTAATTCTTCTGCTGTAATCTTGTTTTCCATTTGATTTAATTTAATTGTTTTCATTTATTTATTATCACTTGATCTTTTACCTTTTTCCCAAGACCTTCCTACGAAGTATGCTCCATATACCGTGATTAATAGAGATTGAAATATAGGTATATATTGCCCCGCGACAACGAAGCCTCCAATATTACCATCAAAAAAAGATAAAACAGTAAATATAAAAGTTAAGTATATTAAAACGAGTGGTCGAATGTTTTTAGATAAAAAGCTATCACTAGTCATATCCGCTTTCCAACGCTCAGTTACTTGAGTTTGCGCTTCGGTATCAGCTTTTTCTAATATTTCTTGAATCTGCTTTTTAATTAAAAGTTTTTCTTCTTCAGTAGTGGTAAGCTTATCAATGACGTTACCAATATTCTTGATAACGCCACCTGTAAGCCATTGAAATATTTTGTTCATTAATTAAAAACAACCAGGTTTAAAACCGCTTTTACCACTAGGTGTTAAAGCACTACCAATATTACCCCAGAACTTAGCTCGCTTCATTCTTCTTGCGTTTTTCCTGTTTGTTTTATTTCTTTTATCAATATAGTCTTTGTCTTTTTGAATCTCTTCAGTTGATTTAGTTTTAAAAGTTTTTTGTACTATTTCACCTGAAGGTTTAGAATCAACTGGTTTAATTCCAGCTGTTTTACCTGAGTAGATTTTATTTTGAACGGTCCCACTAATCGGTTTTGTTGACTTTTTTTGATTTTTAACTCTTTCGTTTGCCTTTCTAGTTTGTTCTTTAGTAGGTTTGAAATCTGGACCTAAATCTACGCCATTAGGTCCGCCCTTAGTTCCTTTTTTGCTGTAACTTGTTGTATATGCTGTTGCTCCAAAGTCGTCTATTGATTTTTTGGTTTCTCCAAAAGTCACACCTTCTGGGATTTTTCTTCCAGATATAGCGTCTTTTACTTGCATTGCTGGAGAACACATGCTTTTAGGAATGTTTCTACCTGTTTTCATCATTGGTCCACGACCAGGGTTTTGCTTGTAAGCCATAATAATTGTTTATTTATTTATTTATTTATTTATTTTTTTATACAATAGAACAGTATTAACGCTGCCGGTTATTATTCTTTTCATCAGGGTATCGTTTAATGATACATACTTTGATTTAATACTCCACTGGTAATCTTCAAAGCAATGTGATGTTTCTAAAGTGTTGTAGTCTTGTTTTATTATTTTTTCTGTTTTACTTTTTTCTTCATAAGAACTATAGCTATATACCCTATCTATTGAGCCTGTAAATTCACTGACTGATATAGTTGTTACATACGAAGTGTTACCATATGAGCTCCAAGATCCTTCTAGCTTGCTTGTTTGAGAAAAAATAATGTTTGAAGCATTTAAAGCCAGTACTAATAGTAAGTTTTTCATTTTATTTAGATTTAAGTTTATAATGTCTAATATAACAAAAAAACCGCTATATATAAAACTAAAAAACGTTTTTATTAGCTTTATAAGTTTTATAAGCTTGTTTTGTTAACTTAGTAGGATCTACACCAAGTTTTTTAACTGCG